CATGGCGCAAGCGGTCAAGAAATCAATAAAGCAACTCTTGATCAAGAAGTACGCAACCTCGCCAAAGAGAAGTCAGTATCTTACTCTGAGGCTTTAAATCTATTTAGACAGTCTAACTCAGACTATTACAACTCAGTTTTCGGAGGCTAAATCATGGCTAATACAGACAACATCATTTCATTCGTATCGGCTGAAGCTATCACAGAATACGCTTTAGTATCTGTCAATACTGCTGGCAAGATTGTTATCACTGATGCGGCTACTGACTCACGATGTGTAGGTGTAGCTCAGCGAGCTTGTGCATCAGGTGATTCAGTAGAAGTAAAAGTACAAGGCTTAACAAGAGTCATTGCAGGCGCTACTATTGCTAATACTGTTAGCCTAGTGATGGCTGATACTGATGGCAAAGTAGTAACCCATGCAACAAGTGGGAACTATTCTATTGGTCAGATCATGCCTAACATCAATCAAGCATCATCATCGGCTAGTGATCAGATCACTATTAAACTCACCGCACCAAGCAACCTCATCCCTTAAGGAATAAACAATGGCTTCATCATATAGCAATTTACATCCTGTAGATCAGATCCTTACTAGCCTTGTACAAGAGGCTGTACCTAGTGACGACCAACTCATTGCCGATAAGGTCTTTGAGAAGATCACTATTCCTGAGCGATCAGGTACTCTTCTTCTAGAAGAAACTAGAAACTTTATGGGAGCCGGTGCAGGTCTTGACCTCCAACGAGCACCCGGCGCAAGTCGTGCGACTATTGGCGGTTTCGATCGATCAAGTCAAACATTCAAGGCTTTGATCTATGCCGCTTCTGACTCCATCGCTATGGAAGACATCTTTGATTCTCAATACCCAGGATCTGAAGAAGCTCGCCTTGCTCGTAAAGTAGCACGAGTCATCAAACTAGGACGAGAGAAGAGAGCGGCGGATCTCCTTTTCGGTACTGCTAACTTCAACAATGATACAGCAACCAATGAATTTGGCGGCAAGTTTAACGCTGCTGGTTCTGAGCCGTTAAAGAACCTTCATGAGCTTAAAGACACTCTCTTTGAAGCGGCTCATGGAATCAATCCCGACTCTCTCGTTATGGGTCGACAGATCTTCAGAGAGCTAGCACGAAATGAGGAAGTTCGTGGTTTTGCTGGAACTATCGGGAACGGCTTCGCAAGTGGTAATCGAGTGTTGAATGACGAAGTAGTATTGAGCGTTCTTCGTGATGTTCTCGGTATTCCTAACATCTTCGTTGGTCAAGCTCGACAAGATACCGCTGTACCAGGTGCGACAAGTGCAGAGTCTTACATCTGGACAGGCGACAGCCTGTTTATGGGTATTCTCAAAGGCTCTGACGCAATCATTCAGAAGAGCGGTAATGTTAAGGGTATGCCTGTGGCAGCTCTTGACCTCAACTTCCAGAATGTTGTAGCCGGTCAATACGATTCAAACGACAAGACTCGTAGATATGTTTACGCTGAAGAAGTTAACAAGTTCCATGCTGTTGACTCTTCACTCGGTCGCATCATCACAGATTGTCTCTAAGATGAATTGTCAGTGTGGCGCTACTGCTCAACTCTTAAATGAGAATGATGCAGATGAGAAAGCAATTGCAGACCTCACCAAGCAGGCTAAAAGTCAAACCGGTGTTAGGGCTACACTGACAAGAGCAAGGCGTGATCAGCTCAAAGCTGAAGTTTCAGCAGAGAGAGCTTTTGCATCCTCATTGAGGAAAGCAAGGGCGAAACTATTAGAGACAGTGGGGGCGGCTGTTGAGGCCTCTTCTCCATTGACTCTTTTAAATCTAGATGATGAACAGCTTTTGGAGTTTATACTCCAAGGCGGTCTTGGTCTAGCAATGGATGAATTCATAGAACAACAGGACGCCATAAGGTTGGCGGCTGAGAAAGCTATGAAGGCGGTTCAACCTGACTTTGGGTTTAATCAAATCAGCTCACAGCTCGATACTATTCAAGCAACAGCGGCTCAAGGCGTCTTTGATGACGTGATTTTACCAGACTTTAAGCGGTCGATTAATGAGAGTCTAAAAGATTTACTTGTTGATGTGCCTGTCAATATAGTCATGAGCAATCTAGAACAGCGGTTGAAGAGGTCAGAAGGTCGACAGTTAACCGAAGTTAAAACACAGATTAGTCAATATGGTCGAGGGATCACAGCAGTAGCGGCCGAAGCGGCTGATATGAATCTGTATCTCTACACTGGGCCAATGGATGGAATCACTAGGCCATTTTGTAAAGAGCTGATTGACCTAGTAGTCAGCAAGTCTCAAATGAGACGATTAAATAATAGTCAGGGTCTAAGTGTGTTGACTAGTGGAGGCGGCTATAACTGTCGTCATAGTTGGTCACCCGTAACTGCTGGTTTTGTTGAGGCGGCTAATCTAACAAGAGCAAAGACTACAGACATCAAACAAGCTAATAGCAAGGCGAGGTCATAATGAGAAAAGCGATTACAGGTCAAGACTATCTCTATGAATGGAACTCACCATCACCATTGAGCGGCGCACCTACTTTGTCAGTCACAGGGGGTTCAAGTGCTTTCTCTGTTGCTATGACTCAAAGCCGGTCTGATGTAACAGTGACAGCTATAGCAAGCGACCGAAGAACTTTGACGTTGAGCGCAAGCGCTGATTCTTTACAGCGTGATCAAGCCAAAGGTTACTTAGTTACTGATGGTGACACATGGTTCTCAGTGACTATTTCAAGAGTCGTCGGAACTAGCGCTATACTAGCTGAACCTTTACCAAGAGAGATCGATCTAAGCTCATCAGCTACTCTTGTATTCTCAATGTACTATGCAACTATCACCAGCGTAGCAGTGACCGGAGTTAGTGGGTACTATGCTTTTAATATTAACTATAGCTCTGATCTTGGTTCACAGAATCACACGCAACTAGAGAAAGGAACTCTCAAGGTCACACCTCGACCATTTAACACCGGTCTTGATCATGATGAGTTTGTAGCAACTTTTGCTAATCTAGCTGATATGATCCCAAGGAGACAGTCGGACTTCAAAGCACAAATTAAGGCTAGTCTTGATGAGATAGCGCTTAACATTAGAAATCATCTATCTGCTGATAGTTTAACTGAAGATGAGGTGTTCAACTCTGAAAGTTTTAAACTGGCTCATGCTTATTGTGCGGCGGCTAGGGTCTATGAGCTGAATCTGCAACTTGATGTCGCTCAAGCGATGAGGGCTAGATGTGATGAGTTACTCAACAGCGCCCTAAGCTCAATAGACATAGACATTGATGGTGATGGGGTGATTGATCCTAGTGAAGAGAACTTAAGCAAGGTCGGAGGATCAGCCAAAGACTTTCGAGCATCTTGGAGAACCTACACTAAGAACTCAAATGATTCATTCTTCACACCTGGCAGAGGAATGAGACACTGATGAGCGCTAGAGTCTCCTTGAATCTTCCTAAAAGTCTATGGACAGCCAAAGACTCTGCTCAACTTGCATCTAATACGGTTGCCTCAATCAAGATTAGAACCGGTAAGGGCTTAGATGCTGATGAGCAAGACTTCAAAGATTACTCTACTAATCCCATCTACATATCCAAGAAGGGTGCACGTTTGTCGCCCAAAGGTGGCAGGCCTTCAAGAACCGGTCGAAGCATCTACTATGCTAAAGGATATAAAGAATATAAAGACAAAAGCAGAAGAAGAGGCGGTGCAGGTAACAGCGCAGAAGTTGACTTAGTTTTGTCAGGTAATATGTTGAACAATTTCGTAGTTAAAGAAGCGACTGACAACGGCTTTGTAATAGGGCTAACTAAACACGCTCAATACGGTTACTATGTTAACGAAAAGAGAGAGTTTATAGGCTTGTCAGATAGAGAAGTTGATATACTCGCAAAAGCTGTTGAGATCGACTTAAGGAATAAAATCAAATGAGCCAAGGCACGTTTTCAGCGCTTGCATATTTAGAGAATCTAGTTGAGGGGATCACACCAAAAACAGATCTTCACCATGGTTTTGTTGCAACGAATCGAGGCGGTGGGTTTACGATACCGCTTGAAGAGAGAGCTAATTCAACACGATATTTTGAGATGTCGCTTGATGGCCTTGCAACAGATGACGGGGCGGCAGGCCTAAGCGGTCGAAAGCGTGTTCGTGTAAGCTGTCGAGTGAGGTATGACATACCACAAGACAGCGGTTTTCTCACACGTCAAATCAATGAAGATGCGTCTGATCTCATTAATACTCTCAAAGGGCCACAATACAATTTAGCAACCACTGGTATAGTTTCATTGATTCCCCTTGAAGCTAGACTAGAAACAATCCTTGATCAACAAGGTGAGCGACTAGCGTTCATCCTAATTCTTCCCTATGACTTACTCTATTTGGAGGCCTAATCATGGCAGTTACTCACCGTTCTCTATCAATCGCTGTTGAGGGTTCTTTTGGTTCACTCGATGCGACCACTGGCCTACCCTCTAACTCAGGCTTGACATACATCTCTATACCCTGTGAGCGTGACCCAATTATCATCCCAGGCGAGGCTATAGCGAGTGAAAGAAATGATGCTCGTGACGGTTCCTACTTTGTACCGCCCGAACCCGACACAGTTTACTCAGGCGGTTCAAGAGTTCGCCGCCGTACCGGTCAAATTGTTTGTCGAGTTGACCTCACCACCATTGGGTCATCTGCTGATACTTACGCTTCAAACTACTTGGGTTTACTTCTTGGAGCAGGCTTTAAAACTAAAGTTCCAAGTGTATTAAGTGATAGTGTCACAGCTACTGACGTTAATGCTTATGCACCGGGAAGTGCTCCGGCTATTGCTGATATTGGAACTTTGGTTTCAACTACATTAGCAGGTCGAGCAGAGTACTCAGCGATCACAGATAACGCTGATGCGTCAAGTGATGTGACGATCTCACCCGCTTTCTCTGCTAGCAGTTACAACGCTGTTAGAGGTCTCCAAACTTGGTATACTCCAAGCCGTACATCGACCGGTTCTTATGATAACTCAGTAGCGTTTAGAGTTGACGGCGTCGACTTTAGATCTGAGGCTTTCGGTTGTGTCATGGAGTCAATGAACATCAGTCTTGATAGCGGTCGCTTAATGGCTGAGTTCACCTTCCAATGTGCATACATCACAGATGATCATGGGAACGCAAGCGGCCCAATTGAGCCAAGCTATAACACCGGAGCAGCTCCACTATTTAGAGGCTCTTATGTAGTTCTCTCCTCAACGTCTCCATCTAGCCTTGTCAATGCGACAGCAGGCGATAAGCTCGGTCGAATCGCTGTTGACTGTGAGGATTTCAGTCTTAGCTATACCAACACACTCACACCACTTGGTCACTCCAACTCTATTCTAGCCATGTCTGATATGGATATTACAGATGTATCAGTTGAGTTATCATTGACGCTTTCAACTGTGAATACAGCAATTGCAAATGATTATTTCAATAGAACAGTGAGACAGGTTCTTGTAGGAACTGGGCCACAAGGTGATGGGCAAGGGTGCGCCATCATGTTGCCGGCGGCTATGCTTACCGCTGATCCCTCCGCTTATGATGTAAGTGGAAATGATATTGTGAGACAACAGTTGACATATCAACAGTCACGATATGCCGGCGACTTCTCTACTGTTGCTTATGAAGATAACGCTGGTAACTCACCATTCAGAATCGCTTTAGGGGTCTAATTATGGCGCTTTCCTTCCTGACATCAGCTGACCTATCTATTGATGTGGTTGTCACTTGCGATAAAGAAGTGATGGCAACTAGCGAGCAACGTAAAGACTATCTTGCTGACGGTGACCTTGATGCACTTGGTGAGGTTGGATCTAATGCAACTCGATTCACTCTTAAAGCTTTGTCACCTGCCGAGCGTGAAGAGGCAGAAGTGAGAGCAGGGGCATACTCTAGAAGTGAGCTTGGTAGGATGCTATGGATTGAAGCGCCTGGTGACTCATCAGATAGGGCTAGATGGCATCATGGCTTAAGCGATGATGAGAGAGTCGCCATGGCTGATTATCAAGCATATTTATCAAGAGTCTATGTCGAGATGGTTAGAAGCTCACTCACCCACATAGGCGGTGAAGAGGGGAGCATTGATCAAGTTAATCTGATAAGACCTGATAGCGATCGTCTTGTTGTCATGTCTGAGCTAGTTCTACACATACAAAGAATAAGTCTGTTAGGTGCTGAGGGAAAATAGCGCTTGCGGCTACTGTTTGGCTGAGTCATTCGGGTAGTCGCTCTTGGTCGTGTCAACAGTGCCAAGACAAACAAGGGCTAAGGTCTTTAAGAGGCAATTGTGGAGGATCATTCAAGCGTGGCCTTCCGCTTGTCCAAGAGGACGAGCAAGGGTTATATGTGCCAGGCTATAGAGTAGCGCCGGATTGTGGCGAGGCGTTCTCAGACTATAGAGTTCGATCCTGTCCTGTCAGCGGTTCTAATAGATTAGCATCAATCATAAGCGCTTATCATAGACATAGGGCAGGGTTGGCAACTATCAAAGAGACATATCCGAAACCGTCCTGTGCTCTACTTGAAGCTGTTGATGTGCTACACTCAAACACAGAAGAAGCGATGCACAGAGCACAAGAGCGAGCAATGAAAGAGGCAAGACATGGCTAATAGAGAGATAGAAATTGATGTTGTTGTCAATACACAAGAAGCCGAGAAAGGTTTTGATAAGCTAGAAGAAGGCTCAAAAGCTGTTGGTGAATCTTTTAGCGGTGTTGGTAAAGCAGTCTCAAGCCTTGGCGGTGAAGCCAATGAAGCCCTCGGCGGTGTTGGTGAATCTCTTAGCGGTGTTGTTGATGGCTTTGGGGATCTTATCAATGCGAGTAAGGAAGGCGGTTTATCTTTCACCGCACTAGCTGGCCCAATTGGGGTTGCCGCCCTTGCAGTCTTTGAACTCATCAAGGCATTTAGAGAATACTCAAATGAGGTTGATGGCACTGCAATCAAGATAGAATCCTATACAGCGGCCGCCAGTGAACTAACCACCATCATAGAGCAGCTTAGTGATGCTCAGGTGACATTGAACAAAGAAACAATCAAGGCTTTTAGATTACAGGCTGAACGCTCACAGGCATCTATAGAAGAAGGTCAGCTATTAGATGAGAGAACGGCAAAACTTAAAGTTGAGCGTGATGCAGTTGTTAAACTCATTGGGGTGTATGAGAAAAGAGCGGAACTTCTAGGCAGGCCGGAAAGTGGACTTATAGCCTCAAGAAATAGACTCATAGAGCTAGAAGTCAAGCTGGCTGAAAAGCAAGACAAGGCGACAGATTCAGCGGTTAGGGGTGCAAAGGAAAGACGCAAGCTAACTCAAATGGTTGAAGATGAGCTTAAGAAGTCTCCTGAGTTTATTAAAAAGATAGGAGAGCAAGAAGCTAAACTCTTAAGTGAGGCAAGGGTTGCAGAGCTTCAAGCGACCAAAGAAAGCGTTAAGGCACAGCGAGAAATAGCAAGAATCGGCAGTTCTCAAAAAGTAAAAGACCTTAAAGCGATTGAAGACATATCAGAAGAGGTAAGATCTAAAGCAATTAAAGCCGAAAGAAAGAGGCTTCAAGCTGAGATCACAGCCATAGAGAAAACAGCGACTGAGAAAAGAAGGGCTGACAGTGAGAAACGCAGAAACAAAATGGCGCTTGAACGTGCAAAGACTGAAGCTCAGAGGATAGCTAGAGAAAGACAAACACAGGCTGAACTCAAGCAGATCAGAAGTCTTGAAATTGATAACGCTCGCATTAATGGAGCAAGCTCTTTAGATATCCTTAATCTCAGGTATCAAGAAGAAATAAGGTTAGCAGAAGACAGCGCCAATAAGATTCTCATAGCTGTCAAGAGATACGAAAACCAAGCGACACAGATTAGACAACAAGAGCAGGCAACAAGAAACACTATAGAGGCTCAAGAAGCACAACAGAGAGCTAACTTTATTAGGTCAACTCAAGACTTTGAAGTACAGCAAATTAAAGATCAGACTGACAGAGAGATAGCTCTTTTAGATATTAGATACAGTCGAGAGCGAGAGATGAACGCTCATACTCAAGAGCAGATTACAGAGCTTAATAGGCGTCAGGCAATCGAGCGACAAAACATCATTGATCAGTCTATAGATAATCAGATTGAGAAAGTCGGCGAGTTCTCTTCACAGTATGGAGCAGGATTAGCCGAAGCGGCCTACAGCTCTATATTATTTGGTGAGTCATTTAGTGAAGCGACAGGACAGATACTAATCGCACTCGGTAGGCAAGCGGCGGTTCAAGCATTAATGGAAACGGCCAAAGGAACGGCAGCTTTGTTTTCTGCAAACCCGGCCGCCGCAAGTAGCCACTTCACAGCGGCC